ATGAATTTAATGGTAAAGGTTATAAACTTGTAGATTTTGATTGGAAACCTTATAAAGAAGAAAATGTTGATCAGGGTAGATTATTATGAGTACAGATAAATTTTTAGACTTACCAAAGACTGACGAAACACAACAAGCTACACCAGAAGAATATTATTTTTCACGATCAAAGAATACTTGGATAATGGTATCTGATATGTCGGATATGCATGTTAGAAGAGCATTCAAAAGATTGTTAAGAATGATAAGGTTAAACCAACTAGTGGAGATAAACGATGTTCATAAAGGAAGTTTTGAAAAAATTGACATTAGAAACGAAATCGAAAGTATCGAAACACACATCAACAACATCAAAAGCAAAGTCCAAGAATAAAAAAATTTCTGGATATTATTTTGATGGGAAAAAACTAATTACGATGTATGAAAAAAAAAGATAAAGAACGATTCGATAAACTTAAACAATTAGGATGCGTAGCTTGTTCAAAGTTTGGCAGATATACTGATCCTGTAATTCATCATATAAGAAAAAATACAGGATTATCTTTAAGACCAAGCCATGACGATACAATTCCTTTATGTCCTCAACATCACAATATGGGTAATCAATCAATCCATTTAAATAAAACAAGGTTCGAGCATATGTTCGGTACTGAGATTGAACTACTAAAAGAAACTAACTTAAAACTAATACAACTAGAAACGGAGCAACAACTATGGACGGAAAAGAAATAAATAAGTTTCATGCTTTACAATTATTTACAGATACATTTGCGGCTGAAACAGTACACTTAACTAATGAGGCAATAGGAATATATATTAGATTATTATGTTTTGCTTGGACAAAAAATGCTAAACCTTTTACTACTGAATCAGCTTATAGGATATGTCAATGCATTAACGCAGATTGTAAATCAAATGTTGACAAAATTTTAAAAGAATTTTTTATGTTCCATGATAAACAAATTGTGTATGAAAAATGCACATGGACACATAAAAGATTAGTACAAGAACACGATTACCTTACTGCAAAATACAAGAAAAGATCAGAAGCTGGTAAAAAAGGTGGACTTGCTAGAAGCAAAACTAAAGCACCTATACCTATACCTAGTCCTATACCTAATATAAATAAATATGATCCTGTCTTTGAAGAACTTTGGAATAATCTAGATAGAAAAAAAGGCTCGAAATTTAAAGCTCACGACATTTGGTTGAAATTGTGGTCAAAAGGTGTTTTAAAAGAAACAGATACACCAGAGCTTATAGAAGCATACAATAATCAGATCAAAAATATTGAAGATGACACATTCATACCACATTTTACAACTTGGCTTAATCAAAGAAGATGGGAAAACGAAGATAAGCAACAAATACCTGATTTAATAAAAAGGTTAGAAAAACTAGGCTATAAACACTATGCTAGAGAGGGAAATTTGCAAAAATTTGAGAAAGATGGAAAATATTATAAAGTTGATGTATATGATGAAAAACACCAACTTATAATTGAACAATGAAAAGAAAAAAGGCAAAATTTAGACATATTGAAATTAATAAAAAAAAGTACTATTTCTACACAATAAAATGGTTAGATATTTTAGGAGATTCTGGACATGCTTCCGAAAAGGAATTTAAAGCTATGAAACCAGCAATCATGACAACTAATGCTTATGTTTTTAGTAAAGATAAAAAAGAACTAAAAACATTTTCTAGTTTCGATGAAGAAACTTTTAGCGATAGAAACGTATTTCCGATAGGCTGTGTAGTTAAGATGGAAAAGGTCCTTTTATGAAAATAGAAGAAATAGATATTTCAGAAATAAAACCTTACAAAAATAATCCTAGAGAGATACCAGTAGAAGCTGTTGAAAAAGTTATGCAGTCTATTAAACAATTTGGAAACAATCAACCTATCGTAGTAGATAAAGATAATGTTATAGTGGTAGGTCATACACGTTGGAGAGCTTTAAAAAATTTAGGCAAAACTAAGGCATTCATAGTTAAGAAAGAGTTTAATAAATCTGATGCTATAGCTTATCGTATAATGGATAACCGATCAGGAGAAAACTCTAAATGGGAAAAAGCATTACTGCGTATGGAGATGGAAGCTCTTAAAGATGAAAATTTTAATTTAGATTTAACAGGATTTAATTTTGATGAAATAAATAAACTTATGGAGAACGAGCCTATATTCAAAGCTCCTAATGATATTATTGCAGATATTAATACAGAATCTATACAAGCTCCAAGTTCATCTGTAAAAATGATGCAATTATTTTTTACTAATGAATCTGAACAAAAATTTAGAGATATGATAAAAGAATTACAAGAAACTTATCAAAAAACAAATATTACAGATACAGTTTATGCTATAGTAGAGAAAGAATATGAAAACATTAAAAGTTAGTCCTATATTAGAAGATGAACAAGTAAAAAAACTAGAGGGAGAGTTCCTCGAAGAAAAACATATTAAAGTTTTACTTAATGAAGATACGATTGTTTATAATGAAAAGGACGAACCATTAGCAGTATTTAGAAAAAATTGCATACCTAGTAACCATGCAGAAAAGGCATATCACTCATTGAAAAAAGCAATAGGTAAGACTAGCAATCGTGGTAAAGCTGGTGGTAATTTTAATTTTCAAGTAGGAGATTTAGTAGATGGTTCTATCGTAGGTAAAGTATTAAGCGGTAATAGATTTATACCATTAAAAAAAGATGGAACGTTATCAAATAGTCCTAAATCAAAAAACGTTTATTCAAGCATAATAGGATATGCGGATAGATACCCTAGAATACCTTATTGTCGTCAAACTTCATTTACTGAAAAACATTTTGAAACTTACAAAGAAGCATTGCCATATATTCAAAGTATATCTAAAGTTTTTGCTGAATCATTACCAGAACGATTTAATAATCAGAAAAAAATGTGGGATAAAACTAGCGATGATTTCAAAATACACGATACAGTATTTACAACAGTAACAGTAAACAAAAATTTTAGGACTGCGGCTCAATATGATGCTGGAGATTTGAAAGAGGGTTTCGGAAATTTAGCAGTATTACAAACAGGAGAATATTCTGGAGCTTATACAGTAATACCTAAATATGGTGTAGCAGTAGATGTAAGAAATTGTGATTTAGCATTATTTGATGTTCACGAACTGCATGGAAACACACCAGCAATATCAACAACTCCATATGAGAGAATATCTATTATTTGTTATTATAGAGAAAAGATGATCGATTGTGGAACAGCAGATCAAGAACTTCAAAGGATAAAAAATGTTGGATAAATTTGTATTTAGAAAAAATACGTCAGACGAAAATGTAATCAAAGAAATATTGCAAAACAAAGCATACAGTAAAAAAAAGATTGATTTTAAGATAGAGCCAGATGATATATGGCTTGATGGTGGATCACACATAGGTGTATTTGGCTTATATGCGGCACAAAATGGAGCAAAAAAAGTTTATTGTTATGAGCCAGAAACAGAAAATTACAAAATATTACAAGAGAATATTAGATTGATTGGATCAGAATATCCTACTACTTTAGAATCATTCCAATATGCTATTAACCAAACAGGCGGTACTCATAGCTTTACTATTGCACCTAACACTTGGCGGCATTCATTAGTAACACATTATAAAAAAAAACTACCTACGATTGAAATAAATTGTATGAGCTTTGATGATGTATTGGAAAGACATCGAGATATAAACTGTATTAAGTTAGATATTGAGGGTTCAGAGCTAGAGATTTTTCAACATGATCATAACTGGGTTAATATAAATAAACTTGTATTTGAATATTCTTTCACTAAAAATAGGAAAATGCAGGATTTTTTTGATTGTGCAGAAAGATTATCTAAACATTTTCATGTGGATATTCAAAAGAGTTACTATAACCAAAAACATCAAGGACAAGATGGTTATTGGGGTGGATTCATAGATTCAATCATATTCTGTAAAAGAAAGTAAAAAGGACATAATGGCAAGACCTATAAAAAAAGTTGACACACAAGCTATAACTAAATTAGCACAATTACATTGTACTTATGATGAAATTGCAGAGTTTTGTGATGTATCTACAAAGACGTTACAACGTAATTATGTCCACCTAATAAAAAAGGGTCGAGAGATGGGCAAAATAAGTTTAAGACGTGCTCAATTTGAGAAAGCATTAAGCGGTTCAGTACCAATGCAAATATGGCTTGGAAAACAACACCTAGACCAAAAAGATAAGATAGAACAAACAAGCTATAACGAGCCATTACCATTAATCATAGAAGCTAAAAAAATAAATGGCTAAAAAAAAAGGTAATCTTTATGGTAAGGTTATTGTTTACGAAAAAAAACACAAAGGTACTTCAATAGGTAGGATTACAGGAAAATCTAAAGTTAAGACAATGAACAAATCTAAACGTCAAGGTAGATCAAAAAAACAAATGAGATATCGTGGACAAGGAAGATGAAACGTTCTAACTTTTATCCAAATGGTGAGTTCATTCCTTACCAAATGCCACAAGATTTTAGACTAGCAAAAAGAGGTGAGGGTAGCTGTGGGAACTGTGGAATGTTTTCTCAAAGAAGAATGTTTTGCGGTATATACAGGACGCAAGGTGTTAAAGATGTTTATACTTGCAACAAATGGCGACCTAGACATTTTCAAAGATAATGGAATTAATTATTTACTATGATGGTTTCTATTCGTTATTTCCTGTTACTAAAGCTATGTTACAAAACGTAGTAATCTTACCAGAAATAAGCTGTTTTGATTTATGTGATATACTTAGATTGAAGCTAACAACTTATCATGACTATCCGATTAATCAGCATGTGATGAACGATGGTAGCGGTAACTTTTTTGGGTGTATATGTAGATAAATTATGATAATAACTTTGTATGGCAAAATACAGAGGAAGAACAGTAAAACTTAACACTCCAACTAGAGGTGATGTAAAGAAGTTCAAAGTATTCGTCAGAGATAAACGTACAGGCAATATTAAAAAGATAAATTTCGGTAGTAAGGAAATGAGTATTAAGAAACACATTCCAGCTAGACGTAGGTCCTTTTTAGCTCGTATGGGTGGAGTTCTAAAAAAAGTTAGAGGACAGAAAAGTTTAAGTCCAGCATATTGGTCAATAAGGAGTTGGAGATAATGAAAGTAAGTGAGAATACATCAGTATCAATGCCTATCAAAAATATGATAGGAATAGTTATAGCAGTAGCAATGGGTATATTTGCATATACAGAAATAACTGCAAGATTAACATCACTTGAAACATCTAGAGAGCTTATGTTAAATGATTTACTCAAAGCTAGTGATCAGAAACCTATCGATCAGGAACAATTTCTAATACAAGAAAGTTTAGCAAGTGATTTAGAAAAATTAATTACAAGAGTTGATGAAATGATGCATAATGGAGTTAACATACAACGTATGATAAAAGATATTGATAGACTACGTACAGATGTAGAAAAATTAAAGGATAAGGTAAGAGAAAATGGAAATAGTTATAGCTCTAATAATGTATCTGAATAATGAACTTGTTGAACACACATACAAAGAATCATTATCTAAATGTTTGAAGTCTAAACGAATAGCAATTCGTGAAGTAAATCCACAAGCTGTAAGATTCGAATGTAAAAAAGTAAAAGCTGAAACAGAGATTTACATGGGTCAAAAAAAGATATTAAGGATTGTTAATGACTAAAGAACAAATAATAAAAAGACTAGGTTTAATTAACAAATTACGTAAAGAATTAAAGAATAGAGGTCCTGCGGATCTAGAAGTAAAGATTGCAACACTAGAAAAAGAAGTAGATACACTTAAAGCAGTTATTGATTTAAAAGATATTGAGATCAATACAATCAAAGCAAATCTTGAAAAAATAAAAGAACAACATAATCAAAAAATAATTGATAAATGGGAAGACGATGTAGCAAACAATACTCCGAATGATGGGCAGTTTGAATGAAATTTATTCTAACTTTTTTGTTATGTTCCGTAATAGACGGAAAGACTACTTGCTTACCACCTTTTCAATCCGAAGTAGAATATGTAGATGCTTATGAATGTATGTTAGATGGTTATAATCAATCATATAATAAAATAGTAGAGCTTGGCAGAGAAGATGTTAATAAGTATAACATCTACATAAAATTTGGCTGTCATGAAAATCAATCTAACAAAACCGCAGTATCAAATATCATCTTCTAATAAAAGATTTAGAGTTTTAGTTTCAGGTCGTAGATTTGGTAAAACTTATTTATGTATTACTGAAATGATGAAGTATGCTAGTAGAGTAAAACAAAATATCTGGTACGTTGCTCCAACTTTTAAGATGGCTAGAGAGATTGCATGGACTAAACTCAAAGATATGTTACATCAGTTTAATTGGATCGAAAATGTCAATGAATCTAATTTACAAATAACGATAAAAAAAACAGGATCAAAAATATCATTAAAAGGTTGTGAGAACTACGATGCATTAAGAGGTGTTGGAATAGATTTTTTAATACTTGACGAGTTTGCTGACATTGATGAAAAAGCATGGACAGAGGTCCTTAGAGCATCGATTGCAGATACACAAGGAGATGTATTGATGTGTGGTTCTCCTAAAGGTTATGGTAATTGGTCTTATAGAATGTATCTCAAAGGCAAAGAAGATGAAGAGTGGGATAGCTTTCAGTTCACAACTTTACAAGGTGGTATGGTTCCGAAAGAGGAACTCGAACAAGCTAAACAAGATGTCGATATAAGAACTTACAGGCAAGAGTTTGAAGGTACTTTTGAAAACTATGCTGGAGCAGTTTATTATAATTTTCATCCTGTTGATAATGTTAGACAAAGTAATATTGATTGGAGCAAACCATTACACATAGGATTAGATTTTAACGTAGATCCAATGTCAGCCTCAGTTGCACAAATAGAAAAAGATACAATACATTTTAAAGATGAAATAGTTATTTATTCGAGTAATACTGATGAAATGGTTGAGGAAATAAGAAACAGATATGGATCAAAACAAAAAATATTTTGTTACCCAGATCCAGCTTGTAGGCAAAGAAAAACTTCTGCTGGTGGAAGAACTGATTTAACTATTTTACAAAATGCTGGATTTAATGTTAAATGTAAAATAAAACATAGTCCTATAAGAGATAGAATCAATGCTGTTAATTCAAGACTC